TGGTGGCATGTATAGCATGGCAGATCTTCCCATTGAGAAAATGGGAAATTATACAAGCACTGGAGCCATTATTGCTCGTGACTTGAATACCGAACTTATGGAAGTTGAAGATTCCAAAGCAGACGGTAAACCCAAAACTTATGTTGTAAAATTTTCAGATGTGGAGAATATTAATGAAGTATGATGATAGACATGGCGGTCCTTATGACCGAGGCGGAGCAGACAGCTACTACCGCAGAGGATTTGATCCTCACTATTATACTGGTGCAAGTATGCAATCAGAAAAGGTACCAATGGCTCTTATGACTCCAGCAGAAATTACTGCTTATACCAAAGGCTATAATGATAATGAAGAAGCTGGTGATTTTAAGGATTGGGGATGATTATATCAATTGGCAGTGACCATGGAGGTTACACAGTAAAAAAAGCAATCAGTGAATGGTTGGTAGAAGCTGGACATACTGTTAGAGATTTTGGTACAGATAGTGAAGAAAGTTGCGATTATCCAGATTTTGCTAAATTGGTTTGTGATTCTGTTGAACAAAAAGATTCTAAATATGGTATCCTAATATGTGGTACAGGAATTGGAATGAGCATGGCGGCAAATAGAAATCCTGCTATTAGGGCTGGACTTTGCAAAGATACTGAAACTGCTATGTTGACAAGATTACATAACGATGCAAATGTGTTGTGCCTTGGTGCTAGAGTGACAGATTTAAACTGGATGATTAATATCGTGCATACTTTTTTAGAAACTAAATTTGAAGGCGGAAGACACGAAAAAAGAATAAAAAAATTTTAAAAAAGATGCATAAAAAGGTTGACAATAAGACGTCTTGGTATTATTATATAAGAGTAAGTTAAAAAAACAGGAGTTAAAAAACATGGCATACATTTCCGCAGAAGACGTTAAAGCAATTAGACTAGAACTTAAAGCTACATTTCCAAAGTTCAAATTTGGTGTGAAAAAGATGAGTGGTGGTTCTAACGGTGTTGATGTTACTATCAAAGCTGGTCCTACAGACTTTAGCGATTGCTTTAGAGCTAATGATAATGGCCATGCACAGATTAATCACTATCATACACATATGTATGGTGAGCACAAAGATTTCTTTGATGCCGTTCACAAAATTATTAAAACTGCTCCTATCAAAGGAGAAGGTTATTGGAAGAACAAAGGCTGGTATGACAACAGTGATTCAATGATTGATTACTTTGACACTGCTTATTATATTAGCATGAACGTTGGAAGTTGGAACGTACCTTACGTTCAGAAGTAATTACTTGGTACCTACAGAGGCGGTCCGCGGCGACCATATAAGGGTAGGCTAAGTTACTAGATTAAAACAGTTGCATGCCGAGATCTAGAAGCCAAACACAAAATTATTAGGAGGCAAAACGTCTCCTAATTTTATATTTGGAGACAATATGGGATATATTTTATTAGGAATTTTAATAGGCTGGTTACTACCGAGACCAGTGTTTATTGGAAGAATTGAGTTTGCTATATGGCGACCTATTAAAACAAAATTTCCAAGTATTAAAAAATATTTCGGATAGAAAGGAACTCAAATGAATTGTTGGCATTGTGATACTGAACTAATTTGGGGAGGTGATCATGACGTCCAAGACAGCGAAGATTATGACATAGTAACTAATCTTAGTTGTCCAACCTGTAATGCTTACGTTGAAGTTTATCATGCAATAGACGACAATGCAGATAAACAATCGTTTGCGAGTTTTATGAATCAGGTCTCGTAGCTCAGTGGATTAGAGCAACGGTCTTCTAAACCGTAGGTCGCAGGTTCGAATCCTGCCGAGATCACCAAATTGGAGAGGTGCCTGAGTGGTCGAAAGGAGCGGTTTGCTAAATCGTCGTACGGTCAAACGTACCCAGGGTTCGAATCCCTGTCTCTCCGCCAATAAAAGGTCCTGTAGTTTAATGGTAAAACACCCGGTTTATATTCGGCAAAGTCTCCAGATTAGAGAGCGATACAGGTTCGAATCCTGTCAGGACCACCAAGGGCGGGCGTGATGGAATGGTAGACATAACGGACTTAAAATCCGTGGCCATTATGGCGTGAGGGTTCGAATCCCTTCGCCCGCACCATTGGTAAATATCTTAATAAATTAATTGACAAAAAATAGATACTGTAGTATCTTATAGAACATAGGAGTAAAAAAATGAAAGAATGGGTCAACGATTGTTGGAACAGTGTAATGGATTTAGAACATAATCCATTACGAAATATTCCGGATTTACATGCAAGACATATGATAATGCAAATTTTAGCTTGGATATGGTGTATGGTGTTCAGTTTTTACGTTGGAAGTTATTTTGTATTTGGAGTAAGTGCAATTGCTCACGTAGCAGTGCTTGGTGCTATTGCAATTACTGTAGGTACATTTGAACAAGCCAAACGTGGTAATAATATTTTTCAACTTAAAAATGGATACCATAGTTATCCAAGAGCAAGACAGAATCTTTATGTAAACGGTCAAAAAGTAAAACTCGATGACAACGATCCAGGTGGTGAACACGAATAATATCAAAAAAGGAGAATAGTATGAAAGCAGGAGATGCAATTATATTAGCCGCAAGAAAGCAAGCAGAAGGTGAATTGGCTGTACATAAAGCAAACATCGAAGTTTACAAAACAATGCCAGCTGGTATTGGTGAACACTCCGATATTGTTGAAGCAGTTATAGCCGAGCTTGATAAAATGTCGGCGGCTAGTGATCGTTTAGAAATGCTTGATAAGCATTTCAGCTAAACAATTGATATGTTTACTTCTGGGTGACTGTCATAATAGTGATCATCTAGAAGTAATCATAGAAAATAACTTAGAAAGAATTAAATATGGAATTTAAATGTGAAGAATTTGTAGGCATTTGGCACGATGCATATTCAAGCGAATGGTGCAATGATGCAATTGCTAAAATGGAGCAAGGTATTCAATCTGGATTGAGTTTAACTAGACAAGAAAGTGATCAAGTTGTTAGCACTGTTAAGGATGATACACAGATATTCACTGAACACGTAATAATGTCACATCAGCTAGGACCTTTAGCAAATGATTTTACTAGAAAATTTTGGCATGAATTGTATCCTATGTACACTAACAAATTTGGAGGCTTAAACGAAGCAGATCCTCACGCTATCTATCATTTTAAAATGCAAAAAACTTTACCAGGTCAAGGATATCATACCTGGCATGCTGAAAATGCTAGTAGACTTACTTGTAACAGAATTTTAGCTTATTCATTGTATTTGAATGATATCGATGAAGGTGGAGAAACAGAATTTCTTTATTTGCACAAAAGATTCAAACCAAAACAAGGTACCTTTTTATTATGGCCCGCTGGTTTTACTCATACTCACAGAGGTAATCCTCCTCTTAAACAAGAAAAATATATTATAACTGGTTGGGTAGAATATTAATATGGATTATTACAATCGTTTTGAAAAAGATAATAAACTTGCAGTCATAACATTTGTTGATGATGAATTTTTTTCATGTAGTTTCTTTGAAGATGACAAAATCATAGGTAGAATAGATTATCCTGATAAGAGTAGAACTTACGTTGTAGATGCCGCTGAAAATTGGATAAATGGTATCATGACAGCAGATTTAATTAAAAGTTATACAGTGCAAAAAGATTTATTTGCATAATACAATTTATCAGTGTAGTGCTAATGGTAACACAGCGGTCTCCAAAACCGAAGACGGGGGTTCGATTCCTCCCACTGGTGCCAACATAAATATTCGCAAGGAGAAAAACTATGCCTTTAATGCTTACATTAACATTGGCATTGTTTGCATATGATAACAAAGATTTTTTAGAAACAGTTGAATTACAACGTGCGGAAGGTTTTACTTGGCAACAGATTGAATGTAGAGATGTCAATCCAACGTTGCCAGCTATAACTTTCAACACTCCAACTGGTAGAAAAATCGTATGCAACAAGCTGACGAAATAACAACTGAACAAGCTGAGAGAGACTTGGAACACAGTCTCCTCAGTTCAACATATTCAAAACCATTTTATAAAAAAGTATTCACTTGGATAACTTGGCCCATTAGGCATCCATTTTTGACAATCTTTTTGTATGTTTTTTTAATTAATTTCTTGACATAAGACATCTTGATGTTATTATAAAATAGTAAGTTAAAAACAGAGGACAAAGAAATGGCTCGTCAAAAACCAACATATAACACTAAACAAGTGCTTGAGCTGGCTATTGAAGTAGACAAAAAACAAGGATTTATTAAAAGCGGTTTTGGTTACTTTGACCGTGAATCCGATAAACGTGTAAATGATAATAAAACACAAATCTTGAATTTTATGCAAGGCTCAGAAGAAATGCCTAAAATTAGCAAAGATACAGTGTCCAAAGCTAAAAAAATTATCAATGAATTTCAACAAGAATTAATTGCTAAAAAAATGATGGGAACACTAAATGACTTTGAGCAAAGTGTTTTGAATTCGTTGGGCAACGAAACTACAGATACCTTTGGTGTTGCAGTAATTGCAAGTTTGCCAAATAGTTTTCGTGTACTACAGAAACGTCAAGGATTAGATAACTTTTTTGATAAGCACCGTAAAACTAGTGAGTTCGTTGGCAAGATTGGCGAACGTTTACGATTCCCATGTTTTATCAAAGATGTAAAGTTTATTGCCAAATACAATATTCATTTGGTAACTTGTTTAACAGAAGAGAATAATATTATAAAGTTCTTCTTTAATCGTGAACCTGATATACAAGGTATATTAGAAGGCGAACATGTTATTTTGACTGGTAAAGTTAAAACACATGACACTAGCAAATTCAGTCAGTGTAAAGAAACCGTTTTTAATTATGTTAAAATTGAACAAAAAGGTTGACATATACTGTAGTGATGTTATTATGTATATATAAGTTGTTAAAAATAGGAGTGAGAAACTAATGCAGACAACAGAAAAACAAGTTCGTATCGCTAATGGTACATATAGAAATATTAACGTAAAGGATGTAGTGTTTCCTTTAGTGAAAGATTACAAACAAGGCAAAACAGGTAACTTTATTACAGTTGATGGTAGTGCAGTGCCTGGATTCCCGGATCGATCCATTCGTGTTAAGGTAGTTGATAAAAGTGAATTCGACTACATGGAAGACGGTGAGAATGTTGTTACTGGTGAAGCCGCCGAGCCAGAAACAGATGAGCAGATCATCGATAGGTTGCGGGAGCGATTTTCAATCCTCGAAGACATGACATATGCGGCTTGTGATGGTGTTGTGCGAGGTATGGTAGTTACTGGACCTCCAGGTGTTGGTAAAAGTTTTGGAGTTGAAGCAGTTCTTAAAGATGCTGGCATTATGAAAAAACTTAGCAACGATAGCTTGCGAAGGTTTGGAGTTGAAAAAGGTGCGGCGACACCAATTGGACTTTACCAGTTACTATATGATTACAGTGCTGACGGTAGTGTGCTAGTGTTGGACGATTGTGACAGTGTTTTATATGATGAGTTGAGTTTGAACTTGCTCAAAGCGGCACTTGACAGTGGTAAAAAAAGAACACTTAGCTGGAGGTCAGAATCCAGGGCACTTGCTAACAATGGTGTACCTGATCAATTTGACTTTAAAGGTTCGATCATTTTTATTACCAACGTAAAGTTCGAAAGGACACGAGGTAAACTAAAAGATCACCTAGATGCTATAATGTCCAGGTGTCACTATTTGGATCTAACATTGGATACAATGCGAGATAAGTTTCTAAGGTGTAAACAAATCGTTGCAGATGGTATGCTCGACGAATACAAGTTTAGCGATGAAGACAAAGCTGATCTTATGGATTACATCTATACTAACAAGAACAAATTAAGGGAGATGAGTTTGAGGATGGTTCTCAAAATTGCCGACCTTAAAAAGATGAATGCTACTAAGTGGAAGAGTTATGCAGAGTCCACTTGTATGAAAAGGGCATAAAAGATTTAAATGTCCCGTCAAAAGGACATTTAAAACTAGCTGGTGTACTCCTCTGTCTGCGTCACTCTCACTCACACCAGTTAGACCTAGAGGGCTAGTAAGAAATCTTACTAGTCCTCTTATTTTATAAGTAGTAAGAAGGGAATGGAAATTGACTAAACCTAATACAACCTTTAAATTATCAATCAGAGATGTAGAAATAATAGAACATGCCTTGAGAGCAAAAGCAGGACGCAGAGGTCTGGCTATAGCCCAAGGTGAAACATCACCCGAACTTAGACGAGAAATGAATGAAATACAAGAAGTATTGGGCAGACTACACGAACAAAAAAACTTTTACTCTAAGTTTAAAGATGGAAAACCTTATGTGAGTGGATAAATGGACGGATATACAGAATACGGTTATCGAGGACTAGAAGAAATAAAACATAAACAAAAAGAAATAGAAAAACTTCGTGAAGAAGTTACAAAATTAAAAGGGCAATTACAAGCTATGGAAAATAGATGTAATGACCTACAAGCAAAAGCTAGTATACCTCGCTATTGACAGATTATAAAAACGAGCATATAATCAAAATATGAATACAAAACTTATCCTCAAAGACGAGGTTAACTGTAAGTTTGAAGGACTTGCATTGACTACTCGTCGTAAGTTAGAAAAGAAACTTAAATTTTTCTTGCCTTATGCATATCATGTGCCAGCATATAAACTTGGTAGATGGGATGGCTGTGTGGGTTATTTTACTATGGGCGGTGCAACATTTATAAATTGCTTGCCTATTATACTGCCTGTGCTAGATGAAGAAGGCTATGGAGTAGATATTGAGGATAATAGACAATCACATGATTTTCGTTTTGATTTGGTCACCGAAGATATGTTCAGTGATAAAGTTTGGCCTGACAAACATCCTGCTAGTGGTCAACCGATTGTACTACGTGATTATCAAGTTGAAGTTATAAACAAATTTTTGCAAACGCCACAATGTTTGCAGGAGATTGCTACAGGTGCTGGTAAGACATTAATTACTGCGGCACTTAGTAGTATGTGTGAACCCTATGGTCGAACAATTGTCATTGTACCTAACAAGGATTTAGTTTCGCAAACCGAAGCGGATTATATAAATCTGGGGCTTGACGTAGGAGTCTATTTCGGTGATAGAAAAGAACGGGGTAAAACCCATACCATATGTACTTGGCAGAGTTTAAACATACTCGAGAAAAGATTCAGAGACGGACTAAGCGACAGTGGGTTACACGATTTTGCAGAGGGTGTTGTATGTGTAATGGTAGATGAAGTACACCAAGCTAAAGCAGACGTACTAAAAAAACTGCTGACTGGTGCATTTGCTAACATTCCTATACGTTGGGGACTAACAGGAACAATACCCAAAGCAGAACATGAACGTCTGAGTCTCGAAATATCATTGGGCGAAGTTACCAACAGTTTAAGTGCTCATGAACTTCAAGACATGGGAGTTCTTGCAAACTGTGAAGTAAATGTACTACAATTACAAGACACAGTAAGTTATGGTGATTATCAAAGTGAACTTACGTATCTAACTACAAATAAAGATAGATTAGATTATATGAGTGAACTAATAGCCAAACTAGCTGAAGGTGGTAATACACTGGTGTTGGTTGATCGTATCAAAGCAGGACAAGGACTACTAGAAAGACTAGGAGAAGATACAGTTTTTATAAGTGGTAGTATGAAAACAAAAGATAGGAAAGATGAATATGATGAAGTCAGTGAAACCAATAATAAAATCATTGTTGCAACCTACGGAGTTGCCGCCGTGGGGATTAATATTCCTCGTATCTTTAACTTGGTCCTTGTTGAGCCTGGCAAATCTTTTGTCAGAGTTATTCAAAGTATAGGTAGAGGAATCCGTAAAGCACAAGATAAAGACCATGTGCAAATATGGGATATAACTTCAAGTGCAAAATTTAGCAAAAGACATTTAACAGAAAGAAAAAAATTCTATAGAGAAGCAAAATATCCTTTTCATATAGAGAAAGTTGATTACAAATGACAAAAATATTGACAGTTGAGAATAAACCATATGATTTAGATATGGTACCCGAAGAAATAGAAGATATTAGATATTGTGTCTTGGATTACAGTAATCCTAAAGATGCAGATTATATTTTTGTTCCTTTAGTGTTTTTAGAAAGTTTTAATGCTCCAGCGGCAATACTTAAAATAGGTGATAAACAAATCAAAATACCTTTAGATTGGAGTTTGGTAACTTGTGATCCTATGATTGGCGAACCTGAAGTATTACCTGTTACAAGTTTAAATGACAGAGGATTTAAAGCATTTGTGTTTAATCCAATAACAGGATTTTTACCTGCATTTGAAGAAATAGAAATTGTAAACATTTATCAAGAGGTAAAGTGGTATTTTCCAAAATTAAAATTTGGACATATATTGGCTGTACCATTAGAAGATAATGATGACAGCAAGTGTGTTTACTTTGTTAAAGAAACAAATAAAATACCTGATGTTTTAAGTACGGATGATTTATGGTGAGTGGACAAAGAAGATTATTAAAATGGTGGGCAAGAACTGTAGGTATGCCTATTGGTTTGACAGATGAAGATAAACCAGAATTTTTGCCAATACCACAAGAAGATGTAAGAAGAGCATTGTTCTTTAGAACATTTTGGATAATACTGCATATTGTAACTTGTTTTGCAATCATTGCAGGCAATGGAAGGACGTTAGGAATATGGTAGTTGGTTTTATATTAGTAGTTGCTTGGATTTTGCCAAATGGAGAAATTGAAACACAAGCTCTTGACTATTTTACAAGCAATGTGTTATGCTATACAAAAGCAGTAGAATTGGAAGGGCAATCAGCACCAGGTGTTGGTTTTGTATGTTTAGAGGATTATGTACCAGTAAATGAATAAACTTAGTATTAAAGAAGAGATGCGAGCTATTGATCAACGGGATCGAGGCTGGTGGGATAGTTTAACTGAAGAAGAACAAAAGAAGGTTGGTATCTTTGTACTAATGCGTTATACCAGTGCAGTACAAACAAAGAATCCAGATATAGAGTATCATTACCTAGCACTTACTAATGAGCTTGTAAACAAGCACTATAACATATTAAGACGTGACCCTCAACTACAACATAAGTTGTTACAGTGCGTTGGCTTGGGCAGTACACAATTCCATCCATGGATACCACCTAGCAAACAACGTAAAAGCAAAGCTGGAAAACTTGTAAAATGGTTGCAAGAAATTTATCCAATCTACAACGACGAAGAGTTAGAATTATTGGTAAGTACAAATGATAAAGAAGATTTTATTGACCTAGCAGAAGAAATGGGTATGGATAAAAAAGATATAAAAGAGTTATTCAAAAAATGAAAGTATGGTGGTTATTACTATTAGTTACAGCTCAAGCAGATGGAAATATTGCAGTGACACTAGAAGATAGATTTGACTATAAACCAAGTTGCCAAATAGCGGCAGAAGGTAGACAGTTATTTTTAACAGGTGCTCGTGAATATAATAAAGGATATATCTGTGTACAGGAACCTAACAATGACGACAGCTGAACAGGTAGTTTCACAATTAGGAACAATTGGTGTAAAAGCAGGCACATTCACTTGTGAATACTGCAAAAAGAGTTTTCAACGTGAAAGCACTCTGATAGCACACAGTTGTGAAAAAAAGAGACGTTGGCAAGCAAAAGATAATCAAGATGTCTTGGTTGGATTTGCAAGTTATGATTTGTTTTATAGAATTGAGATGCAGAGCAAGCCTAAAGAATACAAAGACTTTGTTGATGGACAATACTATACAGCCTTTGTAAAGTTTGGTGGATACTGTATTAATACTAAAGTGATTGACCAGGAGCAGTTTACACGTTGGTTAATCAAAAACAAAGTAAAATTAAAAGATTGGCCCACTGATAAAATGTATTTGTTGTTTGTGCAAGCTCATTGTAAACGTGAAAGTGTTGAACGTGCATTGGAACGTTTTGTAGAACATGCAAGTGCCACAGAATACTTTGATACATTTTGGGAAAGTGCTAGTGGTTACACAATTGCTGATTGGGTTGAAGTAGGTAAGATAAGTCCTTGGATTATTATAAGCAGTAAACGTGCAGAGCAGGCAATAACTAAGATGCCCAACGAATGCGTGAACAGAATAGCAAATTGTATCGATGCTGATTGGTGGAGTAAGAAAAGACAACTCAATCCACATGACGCACATTTTGTACAGGAGATGATAGATGGGACTACCTGATATTGACATTGACTTTGCTGACAGGCAACAAGCACTAAAACTTTTTAAACATGTACCAGCTAGGCTCAAAGAACGTAAGCACAATACTGGTGTTTACTTTCATAGGGT